CTGCGCCAGAACCTTGTCCAGCTTTTCGTTCTGCTGCTTGTTGGTGTCACGGAGGTCAGCCACAGCCAGCTTTAGGTGCGCCACCTCGACCCGCATGGCGGCGAGCTCAATCGCGTTTTGTTGTGCGGTTGTGTTTTCCATCTTCGCCCTATCAGATGATGTTCAGCACGATGTCGTCGTAGTACACCTGGTGGGCGCCGGCGGCCTGCTCCTGTCCGCCGACCAAGAACTGCATTCGGTCGGTGCCAACCGGGACCACGCTGTAGCCGCCGATCCAAGTCCACGCCGCATCCGCAGCCGACGTGGCAATCGCAGCGCTGCTGATTACCGCACCAGCCACGTCCAGAAATTGAACCGTTGGGAAGTCCACATTGCCCACGCCACCGACAGCCTTGGCCCACATGCCGTACACCACGGCCCTGCCAACGTAGGCGGAGGCGCCGCTAATCAATTGGCTGGCCATGACCTGGCTGCTAACGGTGCAATCCACCTTGAAGCAGTACGAACCGTTTTTCTGGCCGGCGGCCACGGCGGTAAAGGGCGTCAGGCTCGGCGCGCCGGCGCCGTAGGTGGTGACGGTCCAGCCGTTGGTGTTGCCGAGCTCCGCGTCGCCGTTGCGCAGCTTGTTGAACTGTTTTCCGAGCACAGCCCATTGTGTACGGTCGTTCGCGCCTGTTCCCTTGATGTAGTTGTTCTCTGCCGAGACGTACTGAGAATTCCCAGCCACGAGCTGCCGGATGCCGCTGTTGGTCTCGGAGCGCAGGTCGGTGCCGTACAGTGGCAACGTGCAGTTCACGATGCGTAGGCCGCACGCGTCGTTCGCGGAAAGCAGTGCCTGCTTGGCCTGGCCGCCGTTGGTAGAGATGACGCAGCCGTCGATCAGGATGAAGGACGATCCATAGCCTTCGACCATGTACTGAGTCGCTGAAGCGGCCTGGGCCTCGAGATTGCAGTTGCGGATCACGACGTGCGGCGCGCCGACGCACTGGATGCCACCGATGCCGCCACCGGGGAACGAGCAGGTATCGAACACCCACTGGCCCTCGTGCAGGTAGATGTAGGCGTTGGTACCGTCGACGAACCAGCAGTGCGAGAAGCGCATCAGCTCGCCGGCGTTTGCGCGCGAGTCGAAGTGCAGGTAGTAGCTAACGGGCGTCTCGAAGCCGCAATGGTCGAAGTTGACGCGCCACGCGTTGTCGATGAACTTGACCAGCTTGCCGCCGCGCCGGAAGCCGCAGTTGCGGAACGTGATTTCGCTGTTGTTCAGGTAGTCGGCATGCCCGATCGTCACCAGGTCTTGCGCGGCGAGGTAGTTGCCCTCGAAGGCGATACCCTCGATCCAGTGGGTCCAGTTGCGGTCCAGGCGCTGGGAACCATAGGTGGCACTGGAGAACACCTGCAGCGCCCCGGTCGCGCTGGCAGACGCGTCGATCACGCTGCCGCACCCGAGCATAGAGCCCAGCGAGATATCCAGCGTCAGTGGCGACGTGATCTTGTAGGTCGCCCCGGCCGTGAAGTGCACGTTGCCGCCGTTGTTGATTGCGGCCTGAATCGCTGCGGTGTCGTCGGTTCCGCCGTCGCCTTTGGCGCCGCCGGCAAAACGCGGGTTACTGACGTGTGCACTGCCTTCGTAGAGAATGTTAAGGCCTTGTTCCACGGAGACGGCAGTGCCGGCATTGGCCCACCCAATCAGTGAGGCGCCAACCGCCATGGCCAGCGACGAAACGGTCTTCACGACGCCGCCGAACCATGTACCTTTGACGAGCGACGTACCGGTTGGGCCGGACAGCAATCCAGACAACTCGTTATAGTTGTCAACGGTATAGATCGTGTTCTCCGACGAATCCTTGAGCACGACTTTGTATGAGCCATCCCAATAGACGAGCGCTGAGCCCGTTGAATCGAGCGTGATAGGATTCGTGTTCGGAATTGTTCCGGCCGCATCCTGATAGGTCGGCTTCGGTGTCGAGGTGCCGGCCGCGTAGGTGTAGAGCAGTCCTCCAGACAGGGGACGGCCGCTCGTAGGATTGAAATACTGCTGCTTCCCGGTTGGCATCAAGCTTGCCATAGTTTTCCTCTGGTCAATAAAAAAGCACCCGCTCGGGGTGCTCATAACAAGGAGCCACAAATGGCCGTCTTTGTGTTGCTGCTGCTGGTCTACTGCTTCATCGGAGCGCGTGAGCCGAAGTACAGCGCGCCACCAGTCGAACCGAGCTCCGATCTGGCGCCTATCGGCGAGGAAGATCGGCCGATTCCGGTCGACTGGGAACTACTGCCCGCCGTTGAGCAGACTGCTGAGCGGCACTAGTCGCTTTTGCGCCGCCTTCAGTGCAGCGGCGTCGCCCAGCGCGCCTGCCGCCTTCTCTCCAACGGCCGCGCCCACTGCGGCCCCAATCGGGCCACCCAGCGCCGCGCCGGCTGTGGTTGAACCCGTCCGGATCGCATGCATCGTGCCGCTGCGTAGCAGGTTGTGCTTCTGCGCGGCGGCTCCCGGATAGCTCTGGTCGGTGGCCAAGATGTCGCCAGCGTCGAGCAGCGTGCGGAACTTGCTCACTTCTTCCGGAGTGAATACCTGCTGCATTCGTTCGGCGTTGTTGGCCAGGTAGGCGCGCACCGCCTTCTGGTTCCATTGCCCCTTCGTCGAGCGCCCGGCGTCCAGCACCTTGTTGGCGAACTGCGCCTTGATCTCGGCCAGTGCTGCCTGTCCCTGGTCGGCCAGCTCGGGCGGCAGGTTCTTCAGCGTGTCGACGACATGTCCGAACTGCCGGACCGGCATGCCGGACAGAGCATCTGGGATTTTCTCGACCGGCACCGCGCGGTTGATCCCCTCTGGCCCGGACGCGTCCATGAGCTTGGCGATGCCGTTCGGGTTGTCCAGCGTCTGCTTGCGCAGCGCCCACATCTGGCGCGCCTGACCATACAGGTCGCCGCCCGCTGCTGCCATAACGTCCTCGTCGAGCGCGTCCTTCAGTTTTCCGACCAGCTTGCCGTTTGCCGGCGACCAGTGCTCTCCGAGGAACTTCCGGATTGTCTCGGCCTGCTGGGCATTGCCGGACAGACTGCCGTCGTCACCGATAACGCCCAGCTTCTTCGCGTAGGCGTTCACCGCACCGCGCAGGTGCACGCGGTCGGAATTCGTCATCTCGGAATCGTCGGCGAGCACGGCACGGAAGCGGTCGAGCGTGGTGGGCACGCCTTGCGATTGTTCGTCGGCGGCGCGGTACAGCGCGCCCGCGCGATCGTCGAACCATTGCTTGAGCGAGTCGAGTGGTCCGATGATCGTGTTGCCGCGCCCGTATAAGGCCGACTGATCAGTGCCGATAGTGCCCCCGCTCTCGCGCACGATCGAATCGGCATGGTTCTCCAGTGCCGCGCGCTCCTCGTCGAACTTTGAAGCCAGCAGTCGGCCAGCCGGGCTATCCAGGCGTGAAGTCTGGAAGTCGGTGGCGCCGGACTTGCGGTCGCCGGTGATCACGCTGCGGCGCGCGTCCTGAATTCCGATGTCGCGCAGGACCTGGGCGCGGCGTGCCTGTTCGGCGGCCGGCAGCGGGCCGTCAGCCACGGACGGCGCCGGAGAGCCAGCAGCGCTGGGGCGCGGCGCGGCGCCGGCGGTGCTCGGCTGTGCTTCTGCGGCCGGTGTGATCGGGGTAGTGGTGCCGTCGACGTTCAGCTTGACGCGCGGCTTGCTGCCTGCGGCGGCTGCCGGCGCACTGGCATCACTTGCTGTCGCCTGGCCATTACGACCCATCCGTGCACTCACAGCATCGGCCACCGCAGCGGCGCCAGCGCGCGCGCCGCCCGTCGCTAGCGCGGCAACCGGGCGCAGTGCGGCGCCGGCGTCGTTCAACATCGGAATGGGAAGGCCTTGCATCCCGCTGCGCTCCAACTTCTCGCCCACCCACTGCGTGGCGTCCTGCCCGGCCTGCGTGCGCGGCGTGTACGAGAAGTCGTCCATGGTCTGCCCGAACCGGTTGGCGGCGGCGCGCACCTGTTCCTGGGTCCCGTACTTCTCCTCGCCGCCGACGATCTGTGATACCGCTGCGATCGACGCCGGAATGGTGGCCGGGATTGCGGATGCAAAGTGCAGCGCGGCTTCGCCTGCACCCTTGACCTTGTCCCAGGTGCTCGGCTCGGCCGGCGCGGTCGGTGCCGCTGGCTTGACGGTCGCGGAAGCGGCTCCTCCAAGGATCGCCAGCACGCCGTCCAGCGGGCCACTCTGCGGCCGCATACCCTGCTGCGTCCGAGAGATATCGCGGTCCAGTGCTGCGCGGCTGCCGGGGTCCTTTGCTTGCGCGCGCTCGTTCTGCAGGAGCGCCAGCCGCTCGCCGTCTCGCTGCCGCTGCACGTCGGCAGGGATTTGCCAGACCGGGTCGGTCGCCGGGATCGTCTGCTTGCCCTGCGGCGGCTGCGCGCCGCCGAGCAGGGAAATGACATCATCGAGCGGGCCGGCCATCACAGATGCCCCTGTTGAATCAGCATGTTCAGGTTGCGCGCCTTGGTCATCAAGTCACGGGTCGCCTGCGATTTCGGGCCGCCAAGCTCGCGCATCACCGCGTCGATCTCGTGCTGGTCGCCGGAGGCACGCGCGTTCTCCAGGCGCATGATGCGCGGGTCGAAGTTCTGTGCCCAGCCTTGGTCGAATACCCGCTTGACGGCCGGGTTCTGGCCAGAAGCCTGCAACGCTTGCTCCATGCCGGTACGGTAGTGTTCGGCTCCGGTGGTCAGCGCGTCATTGAGAACCGCGATCTTGCGGATGGCCTGGGGCGTGTAGTCGAGGGAACCGTTCGCGCGCACCTGGGCCTCGAGGCCGGCGTTGGTGTGCGGCCCCATGCCTTGGGCGGCCTGCAGCGCCGAGCGCTCGAGCAGCTTGCCGAGCACGTTGTAGTCGGTCGAGCTCTCGCTGCCCAGGTTGTAGCCGGTGGCGCTGGCGATCTTCTGCGTAAGCGAGCCCAGCGAACCGGTGTTCATCCCTTTGTCGACTTCGGCGATGATGCCGCGGTTCAGGTCGTGCATGACCGGCGCGTTGTTCGCGGCCGCGCGCGCTGCGGTGACTTCCTTCTGCGCGTCGTCGATCGATCCGGCGCCACCGGGCGGCAGCATTGCGGGACCGGAACCAGGAGCGCTGCTGACCGCGTTGTACGAGCCCGGCACCGGCCGGGTGCCGAGGATAACTCCGTTTGCACCGCGCTGCACGATGTACTTGTTGCCCAGCGAGTCGGTCTGGACTTCCTCGGCCTGCGTCGGCGTGACCGTGTTCGCGATCGGTTGGCCGACCTGCTGGATGGAACCAGGCTGGTACGGGCTGGTCTGCACGAAGCGGGTATCGCCACCGGTGCTGATCGGCGTGGTTGCCGTGGTCTGCGAACTCGGCGCGAGCACGCTGTTGCGGCTGGTGACGAGCCATTGCTTTAGCTGGGCCGGGTCGCTCGGCATGTGCTTGATCGCGGTGAACAGCAGCGGCGCAGCGCCCGGATTTTGCTCGCTGAACTGCGCGGCCCAGCTCATCACCTTCTGCGGCGAGAGCTCAGGGTCGAGTGACAGCGCGCCCAGGCCGGAGCCAATATCGGTGCGCTGGCTCTGGTTCAGGTCCTGCAGGCCCTTTTTGATCGTGATCTGGTCCTTCGCGACCTCGTTGAACTGCTTCGCGAGCTGGGGCCCGTAGAACGCCGGCGAGGCCTTCAGCGCTGCGTTGCCTGCGGCGACCGGGTCAAGGTTGCCGTCTTCGCCGCGGAACTGGTTCCAGTCGATCTTCGAGAGGTTTTCGCGCTCTTGAACCTGTCCTTGAAGCTGATTCTGCTGCAGGCGGCCGGTTTGCAGCTGCTGCTGTGCGCCAGCGATGCCCAGCATCGACGCGATCGGCTTGAGCGAAGTGTCGAAGGACGGGGCCTGCGCCTGCAGGGGGATGGATGGATCGATCGGCATGTTATTTCCCCGCGCCGGTAAAGCCCGGCATCTTGCTGAGCATGTACATGCTGCCCATATTGTTCAGCGCGCCGCTCCAAGCATTGGCCGAACCGATCTGGCCGGCCGCCAGCGCGTTGCCGGCGGACGTAATGTTCTGGCCGATGTTCGAAGTCACCTGCGCGCTGGTGTTGCCCACGCCGGCGGCCGCGCTCTCTCCCAAGTTCAGAAGAGACGCGAGACGGTTGTAGGTCGTGTCGTTCTGGGTCATATACCGGCTGAAGGCGTTCTGGTAGGCGGTGCTCGCCATGCCCTGATTGAAGCCGATCAGGTCCTTCAGCGCCGCGCCGGACAGCACGCCATCCTTGGCCGCCTGGCTGTTCTGCAGCGCCTGCTGGCCCTGCTTGAGCTGGAAGTCGTAGCCAGGGTCCTTCCATTGCTGCCAGGTAGTGGCGTCGAACGGCTTCATCAGTCTGCCGAAGCTGCCGCTGTCGGTCGGCGTGCCGATGCCGAGCAGGTTGCGTAGCATCCCCTGGGCGTCGTAGCCGCTGTTGATGAACGGCTGGAGGCTGTCACGGATCTGCTGCAGGTTCGCGGCCTGCACGTCGGTGGCGCGGTCTGTGGCGTTCGCCTGTGTCTGCGCGGCGCTCTCGCTGGCATTGGATGCCATCTTGGCGCCGAGAAGCGTGGAACCGCCGACGACGAGAGCCGTGACCGGGTCGAACAGTCGCCGGTCGCGCCGCGCGAGGCCGACCGGATGATCAAGCAGTGCTGGATGATTTCGCATGTCGTAGTTTCCTCAGTTCGTAGCGGATCGCGGCCCCGCTGTCGCCGACTTGTTCGAAGCCCAGACGCCGCGCGAACGCGTGCCCCAGGGCGTGGTCCTTCATCACCAAGGTCTCGATGCGGCCATGGCGGTGTAGCACTTCCGACATGATGCGCACCGCGCGCGGCCCGAACCACTTGCCGCGCACTGCGGGCACTGCGCCGACATGCATCTCCGCTCCCTTGATCATCACGACTGCGCCGGCCACATCAAGCAGTTGCCAGTCAGCCAGCGCCTTGTCCAGTTCGTACGGCGTAAGTGCTGGAGCACGCTTGCCAAGTGCACGCACCAGTCGGCGGCATAGATTGCTACGAATCGCCATTAGGAATTCAGTTACACAATCTCGACGCCCGACACGATCAGTGTCAAACCGTTGCCGAGCGCCTGCAGCGTTCCGCCGGCCTCGATGACCTGGTTGACCAGCTCGGGGCAGTTGTAGGTTTCGCCGGCGGCCACGGCGCGCGCGCTAATCAGGGTGTTGGCCGCAGCTGCCGCGCCGCCGGACGGCACCAGGTAGACCGTGGCCGGCACCGCGCCTCCGGTCGTGTTGATCAGCTGCGCGGCCTTGACCACGCCCACCGTGGCAGCCGGGGCGGTGTAGAACGTTCCTACCGCCGCGGCCAGCACCGAGCCGGGCACCATACGTTTGGCTCTTGTCGTCATGTTGTTTCCCCTCGGGTTACACGTTGTAAAACGGCAGCTTGTAGCTCGTGCCGCCATTGTTGAAGATCAGGTAGCCGGAAGGCGTCGCCGGCAGCGCCGCCGCTGCACCCGCCGCGCCAACGGTAGTGGACGTGTTGGCCCCGAACGCCACTTTTCCGGCGCCCGGATTCGGGGCCGCGCCCGTCACTGTGAGCGAGGACAGAGCGAGATTTCCGTCAGCCGTCAGCAAGGCCACGTTGGTGCCGTCGTACTTGTTGAACGATGCCACGTAGCCGCCGCCGTTGTTGCCGCCAGCCACGCGCAGGCCGTAGCCGCCCGCGTCGAGGTTCACCAGGTTGGCGATAACGTCGCCGGCCAATGCCTTGTTCAGGGTCAGCTTGCCGGTCGCTGCCAGGATGATGCCGCTGGTCGTGGTAAGTGAGGCAAAGCCGGTAGCCGCCCCAGTGTTGGCCAGGTTGATGCCGCCATTGACCGCCAGCGAAGTGAGGCCGGCGATGGTGCCGCCGGTGATTGCCACGGCGCTGGCGTTCTGTTTGGCCATCGTGCCCAACGCCGCGAGCCGCGCGGACGGATCCGGCAGCATGGCGAGTTGGGTTTCCAGATCACGCATGGCCTTGAGCACCTCCGCCCCGGTGGCCAGCGCTGGCCAGTCGGCGCGCCCGTCGTCAAGTTGCTTGGCCAGTTCAGCCGCCACGGCTTCGATTCGGGCGCGCGCCATTTCCGCATGCAGGTCGGCAAGTTGGTTTTCCAATTCAGCCACGCGCGCGCTTAAGTCTGTCGCAGGCGTCTCATCCTCAACCACTGTCGGCACAGAGACAGGTTCGAACGTGGCAACAAAGTCATCGAGCGTAATGCCCTGCGCGCCACCGGTGCGCTCCCACAGCGCCGATAGGAACAGCCACCATTGGCGGTTCCACTGTCCCGTCTTCGGATCGCAAGGAGGGACGTTAAATTGTGGAAGCCCGGTGCTCATGCCCGCGTCCCCATGCCACGCAGGGTGGCACCAACGACGTCGCGCGGCACCGGGTCCGAAATGGCCACCTCGTACACACGGTCGCGCGCCATGCCGAGCCTCTTGAACACTGCACGGTTCTTGAACTCGCCCAGGCGGCCAATACCGGTCCAGTGCTCGTTGCCCCAGGTCTGGCCACCGTCGTTCGACATGCGCATCATGATTTGCGGATCTGCCCCCTGTCCGTCGTTTAGGCCGACACCCGGCTTGAATTCGACCTGCAGCCAGGTATTGCGCAAGCGGTTGCGCTCGCCGCGGTCCCAGACGTGCGGAGTGCGGCGCAGGGCTACCAGCGGGTCAGGGCCGTCTGTGTAAGCCTTGCGGGTCATCTGCCAGATCGTGCCGTTCTGGTAGTCACCGACGTAGATTGCGCCCTTGAAGTTCATGCAGCAGTTCGAGCGGTGACGGTGAAACTGCCCGGTGGCCGGGTCGAAGCTGGCGCGCTGGTGCCATAGGTTGGTGGTCAGGTCGTATACCCAGGTCACGTCGGCAGTCGGCAGCGTCAGTACATAGAACTCGTGGCCCTCGTCGCTGTAGACGTAGGCGATGGCGTCGTCGACACTGTCGTACTGTGCGAGCTGGTAGGCGAGCGCCGGCGGGGTAGGGCTGTTGTCGTACTGGTAGTCCTGTGTCCGGATTACGACGTTCTCGCCACGGGTCGAGCGCGCCAGCCACATCAACCCCTTACCGGTCTTGCAGACCGTGCCCGGAGCCGCGCAGCCGACCTCGAGCATCACGCCCTGCAGGCGCGAGAAGGGGAAATACTGGTTCCCGGCGTCGTACCACACTTCGGTGGTGCGCTCGCCCGGCAGCCAGAGTTCACGGCTGTTCTCGATCAGCGCTACAGCGTTGTCGGAAGAGGCGTCCTTCAGCGCGAAGTAGGTCGAGTCGAACGCGGTGACGCCGTCCCAGTACAGCGGCGATGTGAAGAACTTCTGCGAGCCCGGCTTGTTGAATGCCAGCCAGCCGTCGATGAAGGCAGCGCAGAGCCCCGTCGCTCCGGCGGCACCCCATGTGCCCATATTCAGGTTGTAACTGTAGATTGCCGCGCCATCGGAAAACGCCACGACCCGTGGGGCGCCGTTATCGCGGATCCACACGGGGCCAGTGCTGGTGCCGAGGGTGCCGATATGCGTCAGGTTGATGCCATCGAACAGGTAGGCGGCGTTGCCAATCACGACGGCTGCCTGCTCCCCGCCTGGCAGCGGCCACATGCCGCGAACCGGCGCGGCCGGGCCAGCAGCGACGGCAATCAGGCCAGGTGCGCCGAGTAGGCCGAGTGGCGCCTTCGCCTCGCTGTTCTGGTCGATTTCGACATACCAGTTGATCAGGCGCTGGGTGTCCTGCAGCGGGTTGGCGGCCTCGTAGGCCGGGCCGACGAATGCGAACTCCGGCATCAGAAGCCCCCGTTCAGGAACCAGCCGGCGTCGATCGCGTTGCCGCTCACGAGGACGCCGTCGAAGGTGGAAGTAGCCGTCGGCGTCGCGTTCAATGCCTTCAGTATCTTCTTGGACGAGCGCGCCTGCTCGGCTAGGTCGGGGGAGGGCGAGACGCCATATTCCGGGGCGAGCAGCAGCGCGAGGTTCGTCTGCAGCGCCAGCACGTAGCCGGGCGGCATGTTGACGCTATCGGTCAGATCGACGAACTGCGACAGCACCATGTCCGACCACAGGTGAAACTCGCCGCCCTGCGACGGCACAGGCCAGAAGGTGATCTGGGCGAGCGGGAACGAGGTGTTGAAGTACATGACCTTCGGCCACGGACCAGGTTGGCTCTTGAGGCCGATCGCGGCGTATCGCGTGTAGTCGATCTCGTCGCACGGGTAGTCGAGCGTGGTCCCGGTTGGGCTCAGCCTGGTGTACGCGCCGGACAGGCGTAATGGTCGCTCCATGTTGAAGTCGCCGCCGGTGCCGACCGTGTAGGTAGCCTTGCCAGCCTGCAGCGTGAAAACCGACTCGACGTTGTTGTAGACCGCCAGGTGCTGGGTGCTCCACAGGTCGAGCATCCCGTTGAGCTGCTCGAGCCCGGTCGTGCCGTCATCGGCCGAAAGCGTCTCGCCCACCGCAATCGCGCCGATCTTGCGAAGCGCGCCGTGGATGATGTCGTAGACAGTGGTCATGATCGAGAAGAAGAAGGGCCGGGAGGTACCGGCCCGGTTGGGTTACGGCAGCGGCAGTGCCGACGGCAGGCCGCCGGACAGTGCGCTCGGCAGCGGACGGATCACGCACAACTGGTACGACTCACCGGCGGTCGGCGTGACGCCGGCGGCAGTGTTGTTCGAGAACGAGATCGCCAGCGTGTTGGCTGCGGACACGCGCACGTTCGAAATGCCCAGGCCGGCCTGGTTGGTCGGCTTGCTGACTTCGACGAAGTCGCCGGGCAGCAAGCCGTTGACGACGAAGGTCTGCTCGGCGGTGGTATTCGCCGCGACCTGGGCAGGCGTGAGTGCGATCGCCAGCAGTGCCACGAGTTGGGCGTTGCCGAAGAGTAGGCCAGTGGGGCCGGACTGGGTGACTGCCGGTCCCGGATTGGTGTTTGACATGCTTCTCTCCTGAAAAAGAAGCCCCGCCGAAGCGGGGCAGGGTTAGGGAATCCGCCGTTATTAGCCGGAAACGCGGCAGCCCATCTCGCGGTACAGCGGCGCGTAGCCGTACAGCACATCCGCACGGGTCGGCAGGGCGTCGTTGTTGATCGTGTACTGGCGCACGATGCGGATCGACATGCCGATGTCCTTGTGCGCGGCACGCGCGGCCATGTCCACGCCGCCCGGCAGCGGCAGGTCGGCCGACACCAGGGTGAACGAGTCGCGGTGGAACAGCAGGTTCTGCGGGCCGCTGACGCCGGCGCCGGCCGCGAAGGTCAGGTTCGCGGAATCGACCGGCGCCGCATCGACCGACTGGAACGCGCCGCCGTAGATGCAGGCGTTCGCCACGGTGAGCTGCAGCTTGCCGGCGCCATCCGACGTGTAGGTCCCACCCATGTCGACGCCGGTGACCGGGTCGTAGTTCGGCGTGTAGGTACCGTTCGAAGGGTTGCCGGCCGGCGGCAGCACCACGAAGAAGCGCGGCTTGCCAATGCTCTGGCGGTTTTGCGGGTTCACGGCGTTGACGTTCGCGGTCGAGAACACGTCGCCCACGTTGACCACCGCGGTCGACGCGGTCCAGCCCTTGGTGCCGAACGTGCCGGACGCGGCCCAGCCATCCTTGAGGATGGCCGACGAGTTTAGGCTCGCGTCGAACTTCGGCGCGCCGCCCAGGGCCCCGAAGGTCTTGGCCGTGATGTTCTGGTCCATGTACCAGTCGGCCCCCAGGGTCTGCTTGGTAATGGTGCCCTTCTTGAACTGTTCGCCAATCTGCACCTGCGGATTGAACAGGCCGGACAGCCCCTTGACCATCTTCGCCTGGGTCCACTGGTCGATGACCATGGAGCGCTTGCCGTCGCGCGACACAGCCTCGGAGTCCAGCCACGCGCCGGCGTCGAGGAACGGGTCGATGGTGGTCAGTGGAGTGCCTGGGGTGCCGGTGATGTTGAAGAAGTTGTTGCGCATCGCGATCGCAACGTCGTAGTCGACGCGGTTACCGATGGTCGCGATCACCGGCTGCAGCACGCGCTCGCTGAAGCGGTCCATCGACAGCAGCAGGTCCGAGGTCTGGAATTGGGTGTCGACGTGGAACTGCGTGGTCAGGGTCACCGGGATGCTGCCTTCGGTGAAACCTTCGACGTTCAGCGCCGGGCCGGCCGTACCCTTGAAGCGCGCCGGGCGGCGGGCGTTCACGGTGTAGCCGATCTTGGCGCCATCGATGCCGAATTTGTCGTCGTACTCGCGGTTGATCTTGTCGACCAGCACGAGCTCGTTTTCGAGAATCATCAGCGCTTCGTTGGTGATATCGCTGATGGTAAGCAGGGTGTTTCCGCTCATGGTTCACTCCAAACAAAAAAGCCCGCACTGGGCGGGCTCAGGGTTGATGGCGGCAGTCCGCTATCGCTTCTTCTCGGCCAGGCGGCGCGCGCGGTAATCCTCGAAGCTCTTTGCAGGGCCCGGATCGATTGCACGGCCGTCCTTGGGCGGGACGATGGGAGGCGGTGCCTTGGATGTTTCGACGGCAGGGGAGGTTTTTTTTTCCGGTTGCGGCTCGTCGTCGGCCAGCAGGCGGTCTTCGAGCTTCCCGAGTTGGCGCAGCGCCGTGGTCGGCGTCATCGACGCAAACCGCTTTGCTTCGTCCGGGTGCTTGGCGAAGAAGTAGGCCATATGCGGTCCGACTTCGCTTTCCAGAATCGCCTGGTGCAGATGGCCCGGCAGTTGCACATCCGATGCCTTGATGACTTCCTCGTAGTCGTCAATCTCGGCCTTGGCGCGCGCCTGGGCGGCCTGCCACTGCTTCGAAAGCTGGGCTTGAGCCGCCTTTTCCTGTGCCTCGGCATGCTCGCGCTCGCGCTTGGCGATCGCCTGGTTGGCCTTCCAGTCGCCCAGCGCGTCCGTGTACTCGTCGTCGGAGGCGTACTTGTCGCGGGTCGGCCGCGGCTCCTCCTTGACGGGCTCGGCGCGCGCGGAAGCGGCGGCCAGTTTGGCGCGCAGGTCCTCGTTCTCGCGGCGCGTCCGCTCGGCTTCACCTTCAGCCGCACGGCGCTTCTCGACCAACTCGGAAATGCGTTCCTGGAACCGGTTTTTTTTCCCTTCCTTGCCACCATCGGTGCCGGTTTGCTGCTGTTGGGCCTGCGGCTCGCCTTTCGGCGCTTCGTTGGCCTGCCCCGAAGTCGGCGGGGTGCCGGAATACATGGCAGCGATGGTTTCGCTCGTCACAACGTTCGGTTGGACGCGCTCTGCGTGACGTGCAGTGTTCGTATCAGCCTGGCTTTGCTGGTTTGTGGACATGAGGTCTCTCACGGAATGAACCCGATGTTGGCCCATCGGTAGGCGTGGGGCGCACTACGCGTGCTCGCGGTAAAACTCGTTGTTCGGGCCGCGGTCCTTGCCGAGCTCGAGGTCGGTTTGCGCGTCGAGCTGCGCTTCGCGCCAGCTCTCGTCGTTGCGCATACTGGTGTCATGCAGCCTGGTCTCGGCGGCGATCTGCGCTCGTACGTTCTGGCCGTGTTCTTTGGCCAGCGCGCGCCTGTTCTCGCCATCCTGGCGGACGTGCTCGTGACGCATCTCGTGATCGGCCCACAGCTGGTCGGAGGCCAGCTTGTTCTGGCCGCGCACCTGCTCGACGCCCATGCGGTATTTCTTCTCGAGCTCGGCCTGCTGCAGCGCCTGCTGCATCTGCTGGTTCGCGCCCATCAGGTGGGCGATGAAGGCCTTCACGTCGTCCGGTAGGTTGTCCGGCAGCTTCTTCTCGGCCATCGCGATCGGGTTCGCCGCCGCGAGCCGGTCGGCCACGTCTCCCGATGCTTCGAAGTCCATCTGGCGCACCACGATATCGCCGGCGGTCTGGCCCACCTGCGGAAGCGTCTTGAGCAGGCCGAGCAGCATGTCGCTGTTCTCCTGGCGCTTGGTCTGGTAGCCGGGGCCGGTATCCATCACCACATCGTAGGTGCCGACCGTGACATCGTTCAGCACCTGCTGGATCGCGCCCAGCTGGTCGCGTTGCTTCTCGTTGATGGTGACCGTCTGTGGCACGCCGTCGACGCCGAGGATGCGGATCACGCGCTGCGTGTCGTAGTAGTGCGGGATCAGGTCCAGCAGGATCACGCCGGTGTGGCGGATCGAGCGCGTCAGGTTGTCGTAGAAGTGGTAGTTCGACATGTCGGACTGGCCCTGGCGCGCCTGCACCATCTTGCCGGACGTCTCCTGACCTGGTGCGCCGAGCGCGGGGTCGAACATGCCGGCGACCGCTTTCAGGTCTTCGCTCGCGGCCATCGCGGCATTCACGCTGGCGGCCGGGATCTGCTGCGGGGTCAGGCGCTGTGGCGGCGGCAGCTGGTTATTCTGTTCGTCGTGCACCGGCTTGTACTTGAGGCGAGAGTACGATTTGCGATTGGCGTTCTGCCACTCGTTCTCATACCCCTCGTCCTGGCCTTCGGCCATCAGCCACGGTGCCAGCGGCGCGAGCGCGACGAACTCGGTCTCTTGCGTACGCCAGTAGTTGTACATGCGCTGCGGGTCCTTCAGCTGGCGCACCATGCCGAAGCGGATCACCTTGCCGTTGTCGATCAGCTCGGCGCCGCAAACGCGCACGACCGGGATGTACTTGCCAGGCAGCGCGCGATCGTCCAGCTCTTCGACCGCCGAGCAGAGCGACCACTTGAGCTGCCGGCGCATCGTTTCGCGCTCGCGGATGATGGTGACGCCCAGGTAATCGATCGCTTCCTTGTCGATCTGCGACTTGTACATGCGCACGCCACTCGACAGCAGGCACAGCGTATCCGGCTTGTCGGTGAAGCGGTAGTACTCGGCCACCACTATGTCTTCCGCGCTCGCCCACACCGCCTTGTCATCGCCCGGGCCCAGGTCCTTCACGTCGGCGATCTTGGCGCGCGGGTACTTCTTCTTGAACGCGGCCTTCTTCATCGACGAGGTAATGACGCACCACTCGGCGTCCGAACCGTCCGGCATGGTCGCGCTCGGGTCCATGTAGACAGTGAACGGGTTGCGGATGCGGTCGATGTAGAGCTCCTGGTCGAAGCTGTCGTCGGCGACGTAGCGTGAGTTCACGCGCCAATAGCCCTCGCCGGCGCGCACCTGGTATTCGGCGGCGGTGTCGTAGGCGAGATCGGCGTTGCTGTTTACCTCGATGTGGCGGAGCAGACCCTCGATCACGTCCGCCTTCTTCTTGTCCGCGCCATCGGCTATCGGGTGCACACGGATGCGCGGCCGCTGAGCGCGCATGTTGTTCACTACCGAGCGCACGAACGTGTCGGTCTTGTTGATCGTCAGCGCCGGGCGGCCTTCCTGCTGGCGCGCGATCTTCATTGCGGCGGGCCACTGCTCGCCGAACGAGAAGCGCGTGTCGTCCAGCATCGCGATTCGGTTTGCGCCGTCGGAATCGATCGACAGCTTCACGCGCCGGCGCATTTCATTGACGGTGTCTGCCATTTAGCCCATCCATCCTTCGGGGTGATATTGCTGTTGTGGCGGCGGGCTCTGAACCCTCTTCGGCTTTGCATTTGCCGCGAAAGTCAGCACGAAAGCATCCGCGCGGTCGGGGGACTTGCCGTACACGGCCTTGTATTCCTTTTTCGATTGCATGAGCAGCAACCCGTCCTTGTACTTGTACTTCACGGATGCGACCTGGGAGCGCAGCTCGCCGCAGTTCGGCATCGAGACGGGCGGACTGGCCAAGTAGTCGCGAGCCTCACGCCATATGCGTGCTTTGATGTTGTAGTTCTTGCCATCCGAGAGGCGGGCGCCCGTGTGAACGCCCACCACCTTGGCGGCGTACTTGCCAGCCTTGAGCTGGTCGTAGCACGAGACGCCTGGGCCATCGAGTTCGATCACGATCGCGCCGATTTCACCGCCGGCCGCCACCAGGTCATCGCATTCGGATGTGACGACGGCGGCCAGGCCAGGGCCATCCACACCACGACGCGTAACCTGCGGAAGGTTCAAGCGGCCGCGCCGCTTGTGGATCACGCTCTCGTCGTCGCCAAAGTGCGCGGCGTCGACGCCGATGTTCCAGCTGCCCAGCGCTTCCACGTCGGCCGGCCCGTTGCCCTGGGCGGCTGCGATGAGGTCGCCGACGATCCAGGCATCCGAAGTCGACGCGTTGTAGTCGATGTCGATTTCCTGCGCGACGATGACCGGATCAAGGCTTTCGCGCTGCTTTTGGTACCAGGCGTCGTCCTTGCGAGGATCCTGGCGCCAGTGGAACGTGAACACCTTCACCTTGCCGCTGTGCCGCTTCCGGTAGAACGGGTTGCCGTTGCCGTTGACGGTGGACAGGTCGATCTTGCAGTTCGACGTCTGGGACAGCGCGGCGTCGATCGCGTCCGGCCGCTCGTAGAAGGCCGACTCGTCCTTGAAGTAGATCGAGGTGCGGTTACCGCGGCCGATGTTGTCGCCGGCCTCGCCGATGATCGCCGCGCCGTTCTCCGGGTTCAGGATCCGCATGTGCGGCGCATGCTTTGCCTCGATGTACCCGGTCGGGCGGAACTCGATCGGCAGCAGAGCGATGAACTGACGCACCTTCCAGAACAGCGATTTCGGGTCGCCCAGCTTGTCGACGTACTCTTCCTTGCGGCTGCCGAAGCCGATCACCACGCCCGGGTAAAACGTCCACATCCAGACCGCGATGCCGACGCACAGCCAGGAGATGCCCATGTCGCGCGACTTCTCAGCCAGGCCATCCTCGCGGCCCAGCCAGCGCTCGCGCACCCAGGTAACGAACTCAGCCTGCTTCGGGAACAGCAGGAACGGAATGACGGTCGGCAGGCCGACCTCGGCGTTCCGCGGATCGAACGTCATGCCCCAGTCGTTGATGAAGTCGACCGGATTGGCCTTGTAGTGCTCGCGCAGGCCCGGCACCAGACCCGGGTCGGTGCGGATCCGCTGCAGGCGCTCGGCGCGCAGCTGGTACACGCGCTCGTAGTCCGGATTCCGGAATTCGAACCACTCAGGCGCCGCCATCGAGCATCCTCTTGTACGCCTCCTCGGCGGTGACGGTCACGGTGGCCTCGGTCTTCATCGGCGGCAGGTCTTCGGCGCCGCCGTGCGCGACCTTCAGGCCGTATTGCTTCGGTTTCAGGCGCTGCGCCGCCTCAATGCGGGCGTAGATGCGCAGCTTCGCCTTCTGAATCGAATCCTTGTCGTTCTTGCAGTTATCGGCGATCTCAACGATCTCGTCGAACTGCGTGTCGATCTGGGCGCTCTTGGCCGCGTCGTACATCGCGGCGAACAGTGGGTTCTCGGCCTTCCAGCGGAACACGGTGGCCTTGCTGGGCATGCCCTTGCGCTTGCAGATGGTCGCGATGCTGTCCGTGGTCGACGCCATCGCGGCGCAGAACGTGGCGGCCAGCTCGGGATCGTAATTCGCCATACGTGGACAGCTCAGCTCAGGCGGTCGCCTTCTCGACCTGGTCACCGGCCAGACCGGCCGGGTGCGGCATCTCGACGCCCAGCACGTCCATCTCGCTGATCAGCACGTGCTTGCGGCCTCCCTCGTCGAACGTGTAGTACTGCAGCTCAGAGAAGCGCACCACGTCGCCAATCTGGACGGACATAGGCAGCAGCGCGTCGGTCTTAGGGTGGCGTGCGCCCGGTCCCACGGCGACAACGGTTCCGCGGTTCATACCCTCGACCGCGCCGTCCTTGGCGCGGAAGGCGTCGGTCTTCGGCGGCAGAACGAAGCCTTCGATCCCGGTCGGCAGGTTCTCGTCCAGGCGCACGACGATTCGGTTTGCGGTGGGTTTGAGCATGGGATGATCCACGAATAAAAAAGCCCGCGCGAGGCGGGCGAAGCTCCGGTTGTGCTTGGCAACGACCAGGAGCGGGAGACACGAGACGGAAAGCAAAAAGCCCCGCGTCATCGCTGACAGCGGGGCTTCTCAGGTCCTCCGGGCGTAGCTCGGGCTCCCTCCAGGGAACCCGTACGCGTCTTGAAGGACGGAAATAAGTTGTTGGCCGGAATTTACTGCGGAGATTTCCGACTGTCAAGCCTTTTGCTACTCGGCTGGGGTTTCGGTACGCGCGGCGATCATGGCGTCGGCCAGCTTGTAGCTGAGGCGAGCCAGGATTTGCGGGCCGTCTCCGTCGAGCCCAACGTCGGGGTCAAGGATACTGGTCAGGGCCTTCGCCGCGAAGTAGTCGCGCAAGGTCATTCCGTCGTGCGCGGGTATGGCTATCTCGAACTTAGTGTTGCCAGGGCCGCCGCCCCTAAGTTCCTTGCGTGCAATGGTTGGAAATGCCGGGCCGCCATTATCGATCGTGCTCATGTTTGTCTCCTGTTGGATGTCGTACCGATGCGCCGCACATGGCGGTAATAAATGCTAGCACAGCCAGAATTTCATTTGGACAATGTTTCTAGTAGTTGCCGCCGTCGACAGCATCTTCGATCGCCTCCTGTGCCTCTTGGAACCGCGCCACGAACTCGCGCACCGGGAACGAGCACTTGCGCGCCACCACCTCGGGCCGGGCCTGCTCGATGTAGCACCAGTTCAGCAGCAGGCGTTGGGCGAACGGAATCTTCGGCATCGCGAGCTGGATGCGCGCCGCGTCCTTGGCGTCGATGCCTTCACTGACCTGGTGGCCGGACCAGACGTCGCCCAGCGCAGCCTTGCGCATCCCTTCGCAGATTGCGCCCGTCATGCAGTCGGCGCCGCGGCTGCCGCGCGCGGTCGCCCATCTGGCCCAGTTCTCGAGCCGCGCGCCGATGTCCTTCGGATCGGTCAAGCGAAGTCCTCCACCGGCTCCGTCTCTGCCTCGCCGGCAGCCTTGCGATGGCAGCAGTTGCAATCCCGCCCTTGGCGGCAGTTCTGGTTGCACCTGGTCGGCTCGAAGGGCAACGGCAGCACGGCCACGCCGAAGAGGAACAGGGCGCCGGCCAATGCGTAGAGCCCGAACATGGCGGCTGCGATGGCGGCGCCGAGGATGAATGCGTGCAGCTTCACGGTGCTCTCCTCAAAACGGGATCGGCGCTTCGACCTTCGGCGCGCCTTCGAGCGCACGTGCCAGCGACAGGATCGCCAGCGCGTCCGCGTGGTTGTCGTCGACCGGCGCAAACCCGCGTGCGCGTGCAGCAGCGATCATCTCGTCCTTCTTCGCGTTGCCCTTGCCGGCCCAGTGCTTCTTGACCTGGCCCACGCCGACCGGGCGCAGCGGCACGTTGTTGGCTGCGCACCAGGCCTCGAGCATCGCAAGGAAGCCGCCGTAGACGTGCGCCGCGAGCGTGCCCGCGTGCTGCTTCACGTCCTCGTAGTAGACCGCGTGGATGTCGCCGGCCTGCTGCCGCTGCTCGGCCAGGAACGCGCGGAACTTGAGCCAGCGCTGGCCGCTGTGCTCCATGCGGCGTGGGGCGAAGTTTTGGCTGCCGCTCTGCACCGTGCCGTCGCGGGAGCAGCGCGCCCAGCCGGAGGTGGTGCCGATATCGATGGCGAGGATGTTCATGGTTCAGGTTCTCCCTTGTCGTTGTTGTAGTCGCCCGGCGAACCGGGCGTGGTGGTGGTGTCGTCAGGCCGCCGGCTGGCTCGGCTCGGGCAGCTCCTCCGGTTGCGCGGGCTGCTCCGGATCCTGCTGCGGCACAGGCTGATCACCAGCTGGCGGCTGCGGCGCATCGACCGTCGTCAGATCGCTGGTACTCGACGTGCCATCGGGCGTGAAGTAGCCGAGCATCCCGATGACCATGTTCTGCACCATCGCGTCCGGGTCGAAGTCGATCTCGGTGCCGTTTATCGTCGAGGCGCGCACGGCGTAGCGGGCCGCGGCGCTCACCTGGTCGACCAGCGCCTGGCGCTTCTTGTCGCTGGCGCCCTTGAGGAACGGCGCCGGCGGCTCGTTGACGCCTGGCTGCGTCAGCCAGTGGTCGTCCGGCAGCGGCAGGCTAAGCGTTGCGAAGCCAGAACCGTCCGGCAGCTGGCCGGCGCTGTCGATCGTGCCGCCGGTGGCCAAGGCGATCTGTTCGACCGGGTGCAGCGCGTCGATCGGGGAGTAATTGCGCTCGAACACGTTCTTCGGGTTGAGGTACTCGTAGCCGTCCTCCTGGGTCACCAGGTAATCGCCGGCCTGCGGGAAGTGGCGGGCGGTCATCTCGGGCCCGGCGGTGTAGTTCCGACCATCCGAGAGCCGCAGAACGGTGTCGTGCGCGCCAGCGTTGCTGAGTTCGAGGATCACGGCCGCGATGACACGGACCGGGTTCGCAATGTGGGTGGGTTGCATGGATTCTCCTTGTGGTGGTGCTGCAGTTGGCGCTCGCGCGCGAATTGGTCTCAGGCCCAGTGCGGCATGTGCGCCGCCGCTGATTGCCAGGTATCGGTCGTCAGCTGTCTCTCGGTGGGTGGCAGCTTCACCTCGGCGAGCACCAGCTCCTCGAGCACGGGCTCCAGGCGGTTCACCCACTGGCGCACCGTCTCGGGCTTGCCGGACCAGTACAGCTCGGGCCTGCCGTTGCGGTCGAAGTCATGTCGGATCCGCTCGAGCAGCTCGTTCATTCCCGCTCGCCCGGGAACCATGCTGCGGATGTCGGTGATGGCGCTTGCCAGCCAGTCGTGGCGCCGGATCGCGGCGGTGATAGGCTGCAGCTGGCCGGCCGATTTGTTCGCGTGCAGCGCGCAGGCCCAGTCGGTTGCGCCGCTGGTCGAGCTGGTCATCGTGCCCATCAGCGGGCAGCCGTACGCGGAGCAGAGGTGCGCGGGCCGTTCGGCTACGCGGTCTTCGTGGGTGTGGCTCATGGCTGCTGTCCTTTGTCGCGGAGGTGCTTGAAGATGCGGTCCTTGAACGCGGCGTGGTCCTCGCTACCGCGGGCGAACAGACCCAGCTCGCGGGCCTTGCGTTCGATGCCGGCATTGCTGGTCCACCAGCGATCGGCGGGTTGCTGGTCCTGCTGCGCCTTCACCTCGGGCTTTGGCATCGACTGCTGGGCGATCAGGCGTTCGACGATTGGCACCAGGTAGTTCGGCGCGATCGACGCATCGCCCTTGACCTCGCGAGCCTCGGCCACGGCGGCAGCCAGGATGTCGCGCGAGATTTCCCGGTTCGCCCAGTCCTGCACCGCCGGGTGCGTGAAGGTCGCGTTCACGCCCCACTTGCGCAGGTCGACCGTCAGCGCGATTGCCGGCTGGTTGTCGCCTTCAGGGGGAGGAGGGTCTTCGCGCGGCGGCAACGGTGCGCCGTACAGCGGCGGCTCGAAGTCGTGCGCGCGTCTGTCTGCATGGTGGTGGTGGTCCGGGTTTGTAGTTAACTGTCCCTGTCCACTGTCCCTGTCCACTGTCCCTATCCCTCTCTCTTTCCCTCTCAGAGCGTTTTCCGCCGGATTTCCGGGGTCTGTCCGCTGGACATCTCCAGTTTGTCCGGCGGACAAATCCTTGTTGTCCTGATCATTTCCGCCTCGATTCAAGGCTTCTTCCGCAGCGCGTTGGGCCGCTTCTTCCTGCGCCTTCTTCGCCGCTCGCTCCGCTGCCTTGCGCACACGCTCGGCTTCCTTCTTCTCGCGGTGCGCAACGCGGCCGGCCCAGGCTTCGTTGGCCTTTTCTGCGACGACCGGGTGATACAGGCGACCGTCTGCGCACTTCACCCAGCCGCGCAGCGCGCCTTCGCGCACCTTCTTCCATTCCTTGACCACGCGCCCGAAGCCGGCGTACTGGGCCAGCACCAGGTCGTCGTCGGGCAGGCTGGCGGCGGGTACCTGGTGCCATGACGCGCACCACAGCAGCACGGCGCACCGGAATTCGTCACCGCTCGATATGGCGGCTATGTCGCTGTCGCGTAGGCGCACGACGTCGAGCGGCATGAAGATGAAGTCGCGCAGGTCTGAATCGGCCGCAGTCAGCGGTGCCGGCAGGTTGTTGGTTTCGGGGGCGTTCATCCGAACATCCTTTGCTGTGCGGTTTGCTGCTCGATCGCGGCGGCACAGGCTGCATTGATCCAGACCACTTCGGTGCGGATCCGGGCGCCATCAGCTACCGCCCGGCGTTCGTATCGCGCCCAGTCAGGAAACAGCTCTTTGTCGTATAGCTTCGTTGGATACCCGGACAGCACGACCATCCCATCCACGCTGCGGAGTACTTCGGCTAGCCGACGGTGATCATCGTCCGTGAGTTCGTGCCGATACCCGTGCGTGCTGCTCGATCGCCCCTGGATAGACGACCTCGAGCTATGGCAGTAGGGCGGATCCACATAGAACAGTGTTTTGGCCGAGTCCATACGCTGAATGACCTCGATCGCGTCACGGTTCTCGATCACGACGGTGCGCAATCTGCGCGTGAAGGTCGGAATGGCGTCGGGCCAGCTGGAAAACTCAACGGACGGGAGTACTCGACCATCGGTCAGCTTCGAGCGGAAACCAGTGCGGCAGCTTCGCGTGGCCGAGTCGCTGCCATGGCCCATGAACGACTTGATGATCAGCTTGTGCGCTGCATCCATGTCGTCGGCAGCCGGCTCGTAGGCCCAGTCGAACTCGTCTCGAGCAAAGGGCGTCAGCGCGACGCGGCGCTGCAGCTCGAGTGCGCGATCGGTATCGCGCAGGATTCTGAAGAGGTTCACGACCTGGCGGTCCAAGTCGTTGTAGCACTCGGCGCCGACAGGCTTCTTCTGCAGCAGCACTGAGGCCGCGCCGCCAAACGGTTCAACGTACACGGAGTGCTCCGGAAAGAACGACAGGATCCACGGCGCCAGGCGGAACTTGCCGCCGTGGTAGCGCAGCACCGGGCGAGTCGGCGTATTCATCCCAGATGCCCCTGCAGGCCGTTGAGCGCCTTCAGGTGGCTGATCGCCACCCTCTGCCCATACGGTTTGAGGCTCATCAACAACGCGACGCCTTGAGCTACATCAACACCGTGGGCACCAGCGAGCGCATCGTTGACGATGGGGGAGCGTGTGGGCGTCGAAATCGGCGCGCAAGAAACGCACAGGCAGTCGGTCGGATGCTCCGCGGCCCTGATCCACAAAGCGACCAGGCGGGCACGGGCGCTGTCGCCGCGTGCGTCCGGGCAGATGTTCTCGGGCGCGTTCATGCAGCCTCCAGCTGCTGATTTCCGCGCACGCGGGCAAGGGTCCTCTCGGCGTTCTGCCGGTCCCACTCGTGCTGCCAGGTCTCGATCGCATCCTTGCAGTGCCAGTTGAAGCCGTGGTCGTCACGGCCGGCGCCGCGCGCGAATGCACGGCAGGCTTTCTCGCGGATCAGGTCGCGCGAAATAATCGGATCATCCAATTTTGGTTCCTCGTTATTAACTTCTTGAAATGGGGTGGGCGATTCCAGTCGTGCTAGATTGCTGTTTCCACACAAACAACTTTCACGAAAGGAATCACCCATGGACTTATCGCTTTTCTCTCAGGCGACCAGCAGCTTGAGTGCCGCCGTCACCTTGGCAAAAAGCTTTGTTGGGTTGCGCGATGAGGCGCAGCGCCTTGCTGCAACGAACGAGCTGCTTGCCGAGATCAATGAAGCGCACAGCAAGATCAGCGCCCTTCTCATCGCCCACGCGGATCGCGCGGCGGAGCATCAGGCGGCTTTGCGCGAAAAACGAGACCTCGAAGAAGAACTGCGACGCGTCAAAGCAGAGAAGGCCGATCTGGAAAACTACGCGCTGCACGAGCTTTCCCCGGGCGTGTTTGTGTACGCGCGCCGTCCAGGCGTGGAGAGCACCGAACCGATGCATTACCTCTGTGCCCCGTGCCGCAACGACGGCAAGAAGTCGATCCTCCAGCGCAGCGAAAACTACGGCGCGGTTTTTCATCGTTGCCCCCAATGCGACACGAATTTCTTGGAACGCCACAAGCCGCAACCCGTCGTTGCGCCTGTCGCTTCGCCTTGGCGCGACTGGTGATTGGGCGATGCACGTTGGCAGCGGCAAGTAGTCCGGGTGCGAGGCTTCTTGCTTTCTGATCGGGCCGCGATCCATCGTGGAAATTTCCTTGTTGTAATTGTTTGGGCGCGCGAATGCCGCGCCGTGTAGACGCTCGGCTTCGCGTCAAGTCGGAGTAGGGCGCTCTGTCGTAGGCTCCGAATCCTCGAACACATCCGGCCGCGCGAGTCTCAGGTACATGAGACGCGGGGCAGGTATGCCTGCGTGGAGCCACTGCGATACAGCACCTGGCGTGACCTGGCACAGCTCAGCGGTCTTCGTGGTGCCCCCAAGGCGGTCGATGATTTTTTTAGCGTCCATGCGTGGAACTTTAGTCTACTAAAGAAATTTACGCAAGCACACTAAAGCAAAAAATGTTTAGAGTGCTAAAAATGAACACACTCGCCGATCGCCTGACAGAAGTCATGAAAGAACTGGGTCTGGAGAAGCCCAAAGACCTAGCCGACTTTTGTGGCGTCAGCGAAGGCCTGGTGTCGCAGTGGTTCTCTGGCCGAACGAAGCTCGGGCCAAAGCCGCTTCGCGCTTTCTCTCGTACCCAGTTCAACTTGGACTGGATTACCGACGGCCGGCTTCCCAAGTACCGGGCTGAAGAGTCTGGGGTTCCAGCTGGATTTCGGCGCGTGATTGCGGTTGATGATGACGATCCGCGCCTGACAATCATCCCTAAAGTGAAGCTGCGCCTGACAGCGGGCCTGAGTGGCTTCGAAGTCGAGCCTGAGGCATTCGATGGATCGACGACAACCGTGCCAACGGACTGGATCGAGCGCCGTGGCTATCGCCGTGATGACTTGATTGCGATCACGGTGCGCGGCGAGAGCATGGAACCGACGTTCTACGAAGGTGACCTGGTGGTGATTAATACTGCGGATACACAGCCAGTGGCAGGTTCCGTGTTTGCAGTAAATTACGAAGGTGAGCCGGCCATCAAGCGGCTGAAACGCGATATGGGTAGGTGGTGGCTCGTTTCGGACAATGCGGACCAGCGCCAGTATTACCCTGTGACGTTTGAAGGCGACACTTCGAAGATTATTGGCCGCATCGTGCGGAAGGAAACAGAACGGTTTTGATTTACTCGATTCAACGCTTGCGCGGTGTGCGCGTCGCGGTAGTACTTGTGGAGCGCCGACAGCTTAGCTGGCACCTGGCAGCACCGCTTATCGTGGAATTGCAGGCGAGATTCAAGCTGCCGGTTATGCTTGTCGCACGCGACGACGCAGCCTGGAACAACGCGAAGGCAATAGCTGAGTTCGACGCTGTCCCGTATTTATTTGCACTTCTCGCTACTGATGACATAGATTGGAACGAGATGGAATTTGCTGAGCCAGAAGTTCCGTTTTAGGACATATATGACTTTTAGAGACAAGGCTATAGCCGCCATCGTTTGGACCATCGCTACTATTCTCGTACATGAGATGTCGCAATCCTCTTGGGCACTTAGCTTTGTAATCGGTTCTGCTTTTTCATACATTTGGATATTGCAATACAAACTCGATTTACTTACGTCGTCGTTCGAACTCGCAGATGCCGAACTGGTCCGCGTGTCTGCTTTAGCTAACCAGCTTGAAAGCCAGTTGGCAGATCTCACCATTAAGGCGGAAGCGGCGAGCATACATTCGTTCTCCGAGTAAACTCCACCCCTCACCCGTAGCAAGCCCGCCATGAGCGGGCTTTTTTGCGTCCTGACGAGCAGCGCAGCCTGCGCCCGCTCAAAATCTTTAGTGCGCTAAAAATTTTCCTTGCGATCTTTAGTTTAGTGCGCTAAAGTTGTCTCCAACGAACCGAGCTCAGCCGAGCCGACGAACTGGAGACCGACATGCCCCGAGACCTGTCCCTTGACGAAGAGCGCGACGCCCTGGTGGCTGACCTGACCGAGAAGCACCAGCAGACCCTGCGCGCCCAACTGCTGTCCTGCGACGGCAAGACCATCCTCGACGTGGCTGGCCGCGTTGCGGTCGACCTGACCGACGACGTTCTGAACCAGCTCGTGGTGATCGCCGCGATGAACCCGGCCGAAGCCGGCGCGAAGCTCGCCGCCATGGTCAGCAACGCTCTGCTGGCTGGCGCCGAGATCGAGGCGCTGCGCGAGGTCGAGCAGCTGGAGAAGCAGCACACCGAATCGAAGAACGAGAACCGGATCGCACGGGCCGAGGTGGCGCGGGCGCTCGACGAATAACCACAACAGGGAGCAACGATGCAAACGATTCTGTACCAGGGCAGGCCGGGCGAAGGCGGCACGTGGATGGCGCTGCCGGACCACTGCGTCGCCACGTACATCGCACTGAGCTACCAGACCCGCGAGCTGGTGCTGCGGACGGATGCGGAGAAGGCGGTGCGCGAGGTACGCAAGCCGCTGAGTGACAGGCACGAAACCATCATCCGCGCCGCTGCGAAGGCGGTCGCGAGCCGTGGCCACGAAGGCGACGCAAAGCTGGCCGACTCGCTGCTCGGCGTCCTCGCATCGCTCCAGTCGGGGGGCGCATCGTGAGCGCCCCACGCGACGGCCTCGGCTACCTGATCGTGCTGGCTTTCGTTGGCTGCGTCGCGATGTTCGCATTGGCGGTGTCGCAATGAAGCGCGCCGACTACGCAGCGCTGCGGGCGCTGATCCTGATGCTGTCCGCGCTGGACCTGCTGGCGTCGATTCCGCTGGCGGTGCGTCAAGCGCGGCGGGCCATCCGCCAGACCACGAAGCGCGCGCTCCTGTGGATCAACGCGTGCCGGTACCAGGAGAGCGAGCACGAGGTGTCGCGGCTCGAAGTGCTGCGCCAGGACGCAGTTCGGCTGATCCGCGAGCAGCGCGAGCACCAGGTGCGACTGCAGGAGCAGCGCAATCGGATCTCGGGGTGGTGAGCATGCTGCGCTTCCTCATTCAACAGTACAAGCACGGCTGCCGCGCGGGTTTCGGTCGGCGCCGGGCCATCAAGCGCGCGGTGCGTGCGTATCGCAAGGGCTTCTGACAACAAGCAAGGGGGGCAATCAGATGAATGCAGTAATCGAACCGGCGCAGTACGACCGGACCAAGTACATCGGCGGCAGTGACGTTGCCGCGATCCTGGGGGTCAGTCCGTGGCGAAATGTGGTCGACCTGTGGATGGACAAGATCACGCCGCGCGTCGAGAGCGGCCAGAACATGACCGCCAAGCGCCGCGGTGCACGGATGGAGCCGTACATCCTCGACATGATCCGCGAGGAGCATGGCCTTGAGATCGTGGCCGCCAACCGTCGCTACGTCGACAACGAGCTGCCGTTTCTCGCTGCCGAGATCGACTTCGAATACCTGGACAAGGAAACCGGCCAGGTCGAAAACGGTGAGATCAAGACGGTGCACCCGTTCAAGGCCAAGGAATGGGGCGAGCATGGCACCGACGAGCTGCCGCTGCACTACGTCGCGCAGACGCAGCACGGGATGGGAGTGAAGACCGCGCGCCGTTGCCGCGTGTTTGCCCTGATCGGCGACGACCTGAAGCCGTACCTGGTCGAGCGCGACGACGACCTGATTACTGCTATGCGCGACCGGGCGAACGAGTTCTGGACCAAGTACGTCCTGCCGAAGGTGCAGCCTCCGCTCGACTACGAGCACAAAGACATCATCGAGACCCTCAAGCGCCTGTACCCGGGCACCGACGGGACGACCATCGAGGCCAACGCGATGCACGAGCACTGGCGCGCGGTGATGGGCACGGCGACCGAAATGCGCGACCACTACGAAGCGATCCTGGCCGGCGCTAAGGCGCATCTGCTGGCCGAGATGGGTAACGCCAGCGTGATCAAGTTCAACGACGGCATGGCCTTCACGCGCAAGGTCGTCAGCAAGAAACCCTACACCGTCGAATACGCCGCCCAGCGCTACGTCGACTTTCGTCTTTCCAAACTCAAGGAGACCCTGTAAATGACCACATCGCAACTGAAAGCCATCGCGACCGGCCAACCGGCCAAGACCGAAGAAGTGAAAGACCTGGCCCACCTGATGGCCAGCCCGAAGGTGCAGGCTCAGCTGAAGGTCGCTCTGCCGCGCCACATGACCGCCGAGCGTATGGCGCGCATCGCGACAACCGAGATGCGCAAGGTGCCGAAGCTGGCGCAGTGCGACCCGATGTCGTTCCTCGGCGCCGTTATCCAGTGCGCGCAGCTCGGCCTGGAGCCGGGCAACGCGCTCGGCCACGCCTACATCCTGCCCTTCGACAAGCGCCAGAAGATCAACGGCCAGTGGCAGACGGTCGCCACCGAGGCGCAGGTGATCATCGGCTACCGCGGCATGATCGACTTGGCCCGCCGTAGCGGCCAGATCGTCAGCATTGAAGCGCGCGCGGTCTACGAGGGTGACGAGTTCGAGTGCTCGCTCGGCCTGGAGTCGAAGCTCACCCACAAGCCGGACTGGCAGAACCCGAACCGGTCACGCCCTGAGCTGCTGCGCTTCGTGTACGCGGTGGCAAAGCTGAAGGACGGCGGTATCCAATTCGACGTCATGTCGCGCGCCGAGGTGGATGGCATCCGAGCCCGCAGCAAGTCGGCCGACAACGGCCCGTGGGTCACCGATTACGCGGCCATGGCGCTCAAGTCCGTGGTGCGTCGCCTCTTCAAATTCCTGCCCGTGTCGATCGAGATGCAGCAGGCGGTCGGTTTGGACGAACAGGCCGAAGCCGGCATCAGCCAGCAGAACTCGGCAATCATCGACGGCAACTTCAGCGAAGTAGAGATGCCGCTCGAGCTGGTCGATGAAGCGACGAATTCGGGCGCCCAGGAGCCCGCCGACGGCATCTACCTGGCGATGTTCAACCGCATCAAGGCAGCCACCACCGTCGAGATCCTCGACCTGGTCACCGATGAAATCCGCGACGTGCCGGACGAGAAAGACCGCATGAAGCTCAACGAGTTGGCGAAACAACGCCGCGCCGAGCTGGAAGGCGGCAAGTGATGGCTGAGCAGATTCTCGACACTCTGGCGACAACGCCATGTATGCGCCTCGGCCAGATCACCGAGCGCCTGGGCTTCACCGTGACCGCCGACTTCCTGCGTTCGCTCGGCTTCGCGCCGGCCGGCAGAGATCGCGCTGCTGTTCTGTATCAAGAGTCGGACTTTCAGCCCATCTGCGCTGCCCTGATCCGCCACGTCACTACCGTAGCCCGGGCCAAGGCCGCGTAATGGCTATGCGCCTCTCTGCCTGGGTGGCGCTGCGCTGCAAGGAGTCGCTGTTCCAGCGCTTCCTGCGGGTACCCGACGAGACAACCGCGGCGCACTCGGTGCGCGCGATCTGCGGCGTGAAGTCGCGCGGTGACATCGACCGCGACGCCCAGGCGGAGAAGCGCTTCCACCAGTTCATCCGATTGCCGTACCTGCAGTTCCAGCAAGACCCGAAAAACCAACCCCAAGACCAGGAGAAGTGATTCATGTTCGACCTCGACCAAGCCACCGTGAAACTCGCGTCCGTGAACGCCCGCGCCGAGAAGCACGGCGAAGACACCAAGCCGGCATACGACCTCAAGATCGAGGCGTCGCTGCCGAGTAGCGCGCTGATCCACTTCCACCCCGAGCTGCGGCAGCATCTCTACAAGAAGGACGAGAACCCCGACCTCGTCGACCAGGTGAGCGATGGCGATGGCCTGACGGTGCTGCGCTACCCGAAGCTCGGCCCGCTCAAGTGGGATTGGGAAGCAATCGGCTACTGCGGCATCGTCGCGTACGGCATTGGCGACAAGAGCGATATCCAGCTGGGCGAGGACCTCAAGATTGACCACTTCGTTTTCGATCCGCAGAACGGCGGCACGGTAGGCGTGACCTTCCGCGTCATCGCGCACCTCAAGACCGACGACGTTGGCAAGCTGTGCGAGTTCATCCAACGCGATATCGAGCTGACCCTGACGCCGCCGGAGCCGAAGACCGTGCAGGAACTGTTCGGCGACGAAGCGCCCGCGAAAGCCGCGTAATCCACAAGCCGGGCGTAGTCCCGGCGTTCCAAGACAGGGGAGTAATCATGGCAACATCCAAACACTGCGGCGGCAAAACGTGTGACCGGCCGTGCCGCGGAGTGGCTGACTGCATGCTCCGTAAGGTCGCAGCGACCGATCAGCGCGAGCACTACGTGGTGAAGATTCTTAAGCTGCTGGTAGCAGGCCCGGCATCGCTCGATACCATCGCGACTACCTTGGGCTTGCGACCCGACGTGACCGCGAGCTACCTGCACCACATGCACCACGACCTGCGCGAGATCCGCCGGTGGCAGGAGCGGCCAGGCTTCTCGGCGACCCTTTGGAGGATTGGCGAGGATCCGCACTTGCCGCAGCGCGGTGGTTCGCTGCTGGGCAACGAGAGCGATGTGAAGCGCAGCGTCGTGCCGGCGCGCCAGATGGGCATGGTGCGCGATCCGTTGGTCGCGGCGATGTTTGGGCCGGCGCGAGAGGTGGCCGCATGCTGATGAGCAGTCATATCCGCGAGGTCAAACACTTCCACTTCTGCTGCGGCATCGGCGGCGCGGCCAAGGGGTTCAACAAGGCGAATCCGCGTGTCGGTTCGCTCGAGGCTCGCTTCCGCTGTCTGGGTGGCGTCGACGTCGATCCGTCCGCAATCCGTGACTTCGACCGGTTGGTCGGCGTGCCGGGCACCGTGATGGACCTGTTCACTCGCGAGCAGTACATCGCATTCCACGGCAAGGAGCCGCCGGCGGACTGGCGCGAAATGGGAGCGGCGGACATCCGGCGCGCCGCAGGCAACGAGCGGCCGAACATCGTGTTCATCAGCAGCCCGTGCAAGGGCGGTTCGGGCCTGCTGTCAGAAGAAAAGAGCAAGACACCCAAGTACCAGGCCCTCAATGAGCTGACGCTGCGCTGCGTCTGGCTCATGTGCGAGGCATGGGGTGATGATCCGGTCGACCTGATCGTGTTCGAGAACGTGCCGCGGCTGGCGACGCGCGGCCGGCATCTGCTGGACCAGATCATCCAGCTCCTGCAGCGCTACGGCTACGCGGTCGCGGAAACCTCGCACGACTGCGGCGAGCTCGGCGCCTTGGCGCAGTCGCGCAAGCGAATGCTGCTGGTCGCGCGCCACACCGAGAAGGTTCCGGCGTTCCTGTACGAGCCGGAAAAGAAGCGCCTGCGCGCGGTAGGCGACGTGCTCGGCCGCATGCCGTTCCCGGGCGACACGGCCGGCGGGCCGATGCACCGCATCCCGCGCCTGCAGTGGAAGACCTGGGTGCGCCTGGCGTTCGTGGAGGCCGGCAGCGACTGGCGCTCGCTGAACAAGCTGGCGGTCGAGAACGGCCACCTGCGCGACTTCCTCATCGTCCCCGAGCTGCGCAATGGCGTGCTGGGTGTGAACCGCTGGGATGAGGCGACCGGAGCGGTCACCAGCCGGGCCATGCCGAACAACGGCAACTTCTCGGTGGCCGATCCACGCTTCGACTCGGGCAAGTACGACTGCGGCCAGTATGGCTTGTGCGGCTGGGACGAAACGATGGGCGCGGTAATTAACGTTAAGTCGCCAGGGCAGGGCATGTTCGCCGTTCAGGACCCGCGCTCGACGACGGGATTTGAAGGCGCCGGCAAATACCTGGTGACGCCGTTCGACAAGCCGGCCGGCACGGTGATCGCCGGCAGCACGACCGGGCAGGGCGCCTTTGCAGTCGCCGACCCGCGCAGCGCGATGAATAACCGGGTGGCCGGTGACGCATACCTGACGGGCGGC